CCCCAATCCACAAGAAACCAATCCCGCGAATATCTCGTGTGTTAGAAAGGCTCCAGACCCCGGGCGGCTGTTGACCAAAGACCCGCACCCCTTCCCGGTGGCTGTCTCCTTCCTTCGCTCGCTCCACGTTGTTCCGCTCGCTCAGGCTGCACGCCTTCCCCCTTCGCCCGGCCTCCACTTCCCGCCCCGTCCTCTCGCTTCCCCCTTCGCTCCCACCTTCGGGCTGGCAATCCCCCGGCCACCTCCTGCTCCCGCGTCCGTCCTCGCTCCCTCGCCCAGCTCCCTCTTTCCTCTCCTGTCGGCTCCCCCTCCCCACCCGGCCAAACAGACCAAAACTATCCTCTTTCACCACACACTCAAAACACCCCCAAAATGCCCCTCCCTGCGACTATACACGTTCTTAATGTATATGAATGATAAGAATAATATATAAGGGGGTGTACTCCTAGCAAACTCCCGAGTTTTTGTGAATGTAATCGGAACCCGTTGTGTGTGCGTGTGTGTGTGCGTGCGTGATCGTTGGATCGTGGTGAAGCGGGTTGCGGTGGTCTCAGCCTGGCAGGCTTTCGGATGGTAAAAACTTATGGTGTGTTTGTTTTTCATAAGAACAAACGATGAAGAAAGTTTGTGAAATGCTTGCGTGGTATAAAATCTTATACTATCTTTGTAATAGAGAAAGGGAGGAGCAGGTAGCACACCCTTCGAAGTTAATGATGTAAACATTTGAAGCCATGAAAAAGAGTCAAACGAACAACTCCACCAACTGGAAGAACGAAGTAAATGAAATCCGGGCACGTCTGGAAGCCGTTAAAACGCGGTCGTGTTGGGATCGAGGCGTGAAAGGTTTTGCGCTCAATCTGCTGAGAAGCTACATAGACATTTGCGAGTATTGCGATAACAACGGCCGACCAATTCCGGAACTCAATGAAGAAACATTATTAAACGGTGCGGCCGACTGGAGAGCCTATTGTTATGGAGGGGGCGCGCTGATCTACGACGGGGATATAGCAAAAAACCTCTGCACTCCCTCGGAGTTAAAACGCACCGACAACGGCAACAAAGCC